ATTGAAATCGGCTAAATTTTCACTTGTTACTACATTACTAGCTTCACGTTCTGACATGAGTTGCCTCAAGAGTTTACCCAGTTGTGCCTAACTGGTAAGGTTTGAACAAATTTTAATACTATTTAAGAAAAATCGCTATTAAATTGCACGTTCAATCGCTTCACCAGACGCCGCCCGCAATGAGCGTTCGTCTAATTGAGCAAGCATTAACGCAAATTCGCCTTTAATTTTCTCAATATCGAGCTGAGTTTGCGTTTTAATAATCGTATCGTGCGCCTTAACATCGACATTAAGTTTGGCAATGTCTCTGCGTTCAGCGTCGCGCATTTCAATATCGTGGGCTTTTGCTGTTTGACGCATGAGCTCGCGCTTGGTCTCGGCTTCTTCCTGTGCCTGTTTGATGCTTGCGCCGTATTTCATATCCATCGTCATCGCTTGCAGTTGTTGCTGCAATTGCTCAATGGTTTGTTTAGCGGCTGCTAATTGCATCTGAACCTGAGGCGGTACAGGCGATTTATCGTCAACTTGCGCCATTGGGTTCGCCGCGGCCAATCGGTCGGCAATAATATCAGCGCCAGGGAAGTCCATATTTCTGAAGATTAGATCGCCGGCCTGAGTCATCAATGCGGGATCGGCAGTTAATAGCGTCATCATTGCGTCGACTGCCTCGGCACGTTTGGAGTTATAGCCTGGGCCTGTGTCCATCACAACGTCGTATTCGCCGACCGTTACGTCATTTAATACCTTGGCCACGCCTTGTTCGTCTTGGCCCTGCTCGTTTAGCGTCACCAGTTCAGGTTGACCGTCCGCGCCAATGATCCGCATCACACGTTCGGTATCGTAAATCTTAGGAATCAGATCGAGCAAAATCTTACCTGTCCAACGAATCGACCTGGTCAAATTGTCGTAATAGTGGAAATTGGTCATGTCCACTTGCTGCTGCTGACCGTTGATAGCTTTGCCCGATTGATTACCGTTTGGCAGTTGCGATGGGTCGTAAATACCAATCACAGCCATCAAATCAGCATTCATACCAGCAGCTGCGGCCATTGCACCGGCAGGTGGTGGTTCAGGCTGCAATCTGGTTGGTGGTGGAGCTGTGCGACCATCAATGTCGGTCTGTTTGTAGCGCAATACTGGCGTAGCTTTAATGTTAGCCTGCGCCCATTCATTCTCATGTCCTTCGTCTTGGCCTTCAGCAAGCAACCATTTAGCCTTGGGTGCGAGTGCGACCGACTCGGTCATACTGGTTGCCCAATAGTTATACATTCGCGCAGGGTCTTTAGCCATACGCACCAAGCCAAACTTCTTACGCTTGCTCTCAACCACTAACTGCTGACCGTAGATCGGCACGATTGGGATATATTTACCCGCCCAGACGCCTTCTTCGAGGATTTCCATTGCGGTCAACTTGCACCACTTAATCTCTTTCTTCCATGTCTCACGGCGCGAGATTTCCTCGATGCCTGCCGCGGCCATCGCTTCTTTGCTTGGCAGATCATCCTCGTAAACGTGCGTACCGTCGGACAATAGGATTAGTTTAGTGCGCTTGCGTTCTGTATAAAAGAATTCGGCAATCCGAATATCCTCTTTCATTACCCATTCAGCGTTCGAGTCGCCCGTACCGCGAGCGTTAAAGTTACCGCCATCGTCTGCATCCGGATACATTGACCGGAATACATCCTTACTTACAACCTCGGTAATCAAGCATTTTTCAGCATCAGAACCGTCAGGCATAATCGAGTTAGGATCAAAATAGACAGTAAAAGGATTGGATATACGACGAATGTAAATCTCTTGATCGAACGAATCTTCGCGTACATAGTCTGTATCTATCCTCCAGTAACCCCAACCCATACGCACAGCAAAATCAAAAGCGTTATCGTAAGCGTCGTCCGCATCTGAATTGACCTCGATGTGTCTGCAAATGCCTGTAATGATCTCGGCGACCTTGGCATCTGACTGGTTATTCATCCCATGCACTTTGATGCGTGGCCGCTGCTGGCGCTGCTGATTGGTAATTTGTCTAACGTATGCATCGACCTTATTGATGGTCAGGCATGGGCGAGACTCAAGGCCGCGGGAGTTTTGCACTTCAACTGGCCATTGGTCGCCAGCTGCAAACTTTAAATCTTCGAGCGCCTCGGAGCGATTGTTGGAATCCGCGTCGCTGACTAATCGTAGGAATTTCTTAGCATCCTCGATGCGTCCGTCGTTTTCTAGATCATCAGCCATTTTTAGCCCATCCAATTGCCAGGTGCAGAGTATGTGTGTTTCACCACACGTTTTTCTTTAGTTTCAGTAACCATTAACCCAATATATCTAAACGCATCAGCGCCGTGGCTATATGAGTCATGCACAGGCGTTTTGCTGAATTGCTTGCTATCTGGGTCAACTTCGTATCGGTAATGTCTTAAACATTGTAATCCATCGTGGCAATTTTCCCTATCAAACCAACAGTTTGTAAAGATTGTTCTCGCCGCGTTAATAGAATCGGCAATTGGCGTTTTGCCGATAATTCTTGTTTTATATCCCGCGTTTCGTACGATTTCCTCAATGGTTCGACCGGCTGCTGCGAGGGTTTTGTTTTGGGCATCGTGAGGCAACCACAGCGTGTCATATATGTATCCATAGGTTTGCATCTGCGCTAAATACCAAGAAATCGTTTGTTGGCTGCTTTCCATGTACCGAATTAGCCGTGTTTCCATGCCAATAAATTGCACAAACCAAATGGCGGTCGAGTCAGCCCAGCCCAAGTCAAAGACTGCGTGTACAGGTTTCATTGGGTCATAATTGACCTTAGTAATGCGGCCCTGCAACTCAGCTAGTTGCATCTCTCGAGCAAATACTGCGCCATCAACCGTCTGGCGGCAAACGCCTTCCCAAACCGTGTTGTATGACTCTTGGTCGCGCTGCTGAAGTGATCGACGCTCTAGGTCTAGGGTTTGCGGAAACCACGGATTGTCAGCCCAACCGATCTTTTGAACGATGCAATCCTCGGGTGGCCGCAGCACAAACCGTTGATACGTTTCATCAGACTCCAGTTCCGGATTAAAAGTTACCCATATTTCGGAGTTTTGCTTACGAATGGTTGGTATCAGTACATCCCACGATCTTTTCGAGACTGTTTGAGCTTCCTCAACCCAACAAATATCGACACCTTCAAACGACTTAATATTCGTAACATTGTTCTTTAAGCCTGCAAATGCAATCTCTGTGCCATTTTTGCCACGGATTGATGTTTGAGTGATTTCATAAAAACTTGCTAATCCAAGATCGAAAATCTGATCTGACAGCAGTTTATGAACGGAATCTTTAATTGATGTTTGAAATTCTCGAGCGCACAGGATTCGTAACTGTTTTTTAGCGCCAAGAATCAATAGCGCCCTGGCGACTCCCCACGACTTAGCGCCCCCACGACCGCCATGCAATACTTTGTAACGTGACTTTTCAAACAAACAAGCCAGTTTGACAGGAAACTGAGCTTTCGCTATTGCCGATTGAACATCACTCATCGCGCTTTGGAGGCGTTACAAACGATACTTCGATGCCTTGCAGCAATGGTGCGCCATCAGCGCCTGTAATCTCTTGCTTAGTCGACTCGCGGTATTTCTTGGGGAATCGTGCGGCCATCGAGCGTGACCAAATCGAGGCGTTCAACTTGGCTGCGTCTTTTTCCTCGATCATGTGCGTTTGAGCAATTGTTTCCCACCAATTTTGCTCAAATTCTCTTGCCATGTCCAAGGCACGTAAAAATTCAGGATGTTCGTCGCGCCAGTTATAAATAGTCTTAGTGCCAACGTCGAGCTCGCAGGCTATTTGTTCAATGCTCTTACCTAGCTTTCCAAGCTGAATCACCTGCTCACAAAAGGCGGGATCGTACTTGCTAGGTCTGCCTACTGGATTAGCCATTATTTCGTATCGGTCTCGGCAGGCGCTGCGTCTGCAATTGGTTCAGCAGGCGTATGCGTTTGTGGGATTGCCTGGCTGTGAATCTTGACCAACAATGCGTGAACAAGTTTGTGAGGCAATTCTTCAAGCGCCTTAATAATCATGTTTACTTCGTCTACTGTGTGCTCTAAGTTAATATTCATTTCTTCTTTCCTTTCTTTTGTGCTTCACGTTTCTCAGCGTAGGCAATTGCTACGGCTTGCTTAACTGGTTTGCCCGCGGCCACCTCGGTCTTGATGTTTTGTTTGAATGCTTTAGGACTGGCTGATTTTTTTAACATTACTTACCCTTTGCTGTTTTTGCAGATTGCTTAAATGCTGCGGCCGTTGGTGCGCCCTTTGTGCCAGGCTTACGCATTTTCTCAACTGGCTTGCCTTCAGCCTTTTCTTTCTTGATGCGTTCCTGTTTTGCATGGATATTTGCGTATAAACCGTCTTTCATCTCAACATTTCCAATTTTTGAGGCTTTGTTTAGCCCGTTCCGCTGGGCCTTTAGCGTTACGCACTACACCTTCCATTCGAGCGCAAAATGATTTTTTACGCCCTGCGTCTTTTTCTGTTTTTGGGTTCGGCGCTGGTGGCTTTAGATTCGATCCATTCTTTGCATTGTATTCAGCACGACCTTTCGCGGTCATTCCCGCACCTTTTTCGGTAGGGTTGTAATTCTTACCTTTGCCGGTGGTCGTATGAGCGATTGGTTTGTCGTGTTTAGGCACAATTTTCCTCAATAAAGCAAACATCTTGCCAACTCATGACAAGATAGCGTTCATTATTTTCGTAATATTCGTGGTAACTCAGGTATTCGTCTTTGCCCATCGTGCCAAAGCGGACGTAATCACCCACCTTGAGTTTATCAGCTGCCAATGGGCCGACAGCGATTACTTCGCCCATGTTGTCTTTTTCAGACATTATGACTTCAATAATTGAGCTTTTTACCCTTACATCGGGTTTAACGACAATTTTGTCTTTTAGCGGCCTAAGCATAAACAGCCTTCTTTGCGGGTCTGCCACGCTTTTTAATGACTTCTTCGTAGGGTTCTACGATTACGGGAATCTTTGAATATTCGCCGCACCACTCGTTCATGTGTTTCATTTGACCAATAGGATACCGTCTACATTGGCCGTGGACGTCACCACGCAACCAAAATAGACAGTCATAGCAACTGGCACTAGAATTGATAGCAGTCATTCATAAGCCTTTTTATGTCTGATTAGCAGTCTGTGATGCGTCAACATCACCGGCTGCGTTTAGCAGTCTTGGTCGTGCTCAACGCGTTTGTGGTCATAGACGACTTTCTCGCCCATATGACCTTTCATTTCGCCCAGGCGACCGTCATGCTTGCCCATATGACCGGCTTCGCGTTCGCCAATGCCATCAGCCTTACCCATTCCAACGCCACCAGCGATAGGACGCTTACGCTCGCCGCTTGTATCTGATGCTAGAACGCCTTTAGGCATTTTCTCGCCCGATGCGCCGCTATGGAATTCTTCTTTGTCGACTTTTGACGCGACAATTTTCTTTGTGCCGGTGCGGTCAGATGACATGACACCTTTGGGCATTTTTTCGTAGGCCATTATATTCGTCCTAAATTAAGGTAAATGTATTTTACTAAAATTAAAGCTATGTGCAACCGTTATATCGATTTTAAACCTTTTGCATTCAATTTAACAGAGCGAGTGCATCTTGGACTGTTTCTACTCTAACCATTACGCCGCCGCGCCATGATTCATTAAACTGTAACTGCTGTGGTGTAAATTTCGCTTTACTATCTCGTTTTACTTCAATAAGATAGGTTTTGTTATTAAATCCAATTAGTAAGTCTGGGCAACCCTTGCCAACACTTGAAAGATCGACGACAGTAGCGCCAAACATCTTCAAAGCGTTCACAATATCCTTTTGATTCACATCAACACGTTTTGCTCTCATGGGTAAATTATATGTCGCTTGTCTTTACTGATGATGAATTTATTAAACTTTGGAATGAATTAGGTAGCCCGACCTTAGTTGCGGATCGTATGAAATGTGCAGTTCGTAACGTTTATACTCGCAGACGAACGATTGAGACAAAGCACAAAATTGAATTGCCCACAGCTAATTCACAAAAAACGGTAGGCATTAAAAAGATACATGAAACACCTGGTTACATTCGACGCGGCATAGACATAGAAAAAGGCATTGTGATTGTTTTTAGCGACGCTCACTTTTGGCCAGACGATACAACCACGGCTTTTAAAGCATTGCTACACTTTATAAAAGTCTTAAAACCCACAGTTGTAGTCAATAACGGCGATGCGTTTGATGGTGGCGCTATATCCCGTTTTCCTCGCATTGGTTGGGATTCCAAACCGACCGTCAAACAAGAGCTCGAAGCCTGTAAGTTTTATTTGGGGCAAATCGAAGATATTACAAAATGCCCGTTAATCTGGACTTTAGGTAATCATGACGCACGCTTTGAAACTATGTTGGCCAACCAAGCCTCGGCCTATGAGGGCGTACAAGGTTTTACCCTTAAAGACCATTTTCCCCGATGGCAACCCTGTTGGTCTTACTGGGTTAACGAAGATGTTTGCATCAAGCACCGATTCAAAGGCGGACGGTACGCTGGATATAACAATACGATGCACGGTGGTACATCTATCGTAACTGGCCATACCCATGTCTTAGCCGTACAACCAGTTACCGACTATAACGGCACGCGATACGGTGTTCAGACCGGCACACTCGCTGAACCTAACAATTTGCAATTTGCCGACTATACCGAAGATGGTCCTAAAGATTGGCGTAGCGGGTTTGCGGTATTAACTTGGGATCGTGGCAAATTACTTATGCCCGAGCTCGTGCAAGTGTTTGGCGAGGACGAAGTTGTATTCCGCGGCAAGATCGTAAAGGTTTAGCATGAAACTTACTTCAAAAATGCTTGCGTCGATTTACCAAATGTTGAAAACGCTCAAGCCTTTTTGTGGTTGGCATCTACCGGAAGTATCATCTATTGAGTTTAAGGTTACTAATGAGCTTGACGCAATGGGTACTTATTTTTACTGTGATTTGACAGAAAAACATCAAATAAGCATTAGTAAAGCCAAAAACGGCCATTTATCTACAGTAATTCGTACACTTTCTCACGAAATGATCCATTGCAAGCGTTGGAATACCTCAAAATGGGATAAGCACGATGACGTATTTCGTCGCCTAGCCACCCAAATTAGCAATGAATTGGGCTTTGACCCGCTTGAATTGTGATTTATTTTGACTCATAGGTTAATAATAAATCTTCTTCTGTTAACCCATAGGTTCGATTAAAGGCTTTACGACCCAACCCATGCACGCCCGTATTGCCTCGATGGTGCTCGGGGCAAAGACCTATAACTGGCGCTAAGTCTCTGCGGCCGGCGTGCCTAATGTGATGTATCTCGCATGGAGTTTCGCCCAAATCAAGATGCCGACACAAGCAACATCCCAATTGAGCGATTTTGTCATAATGCTTTTTTTCAGCCTTGGTCGCCACGCTTGACCTTTTCGTACGTCCAACCTTCAAGCCATTGGCACAAGTTTTTTAAATCTTCAGCAATTACAAACGCTTCAAATAGTTTGTTTTGCAAAATTGCCTTGCGGTATGCATCTAGTCCTTGATTGATCTTTATCAAACATTCTGCGTAATCGGTCATTTCAATCCTTTAACAAATCAATAATTAGCACCAGCGCAAACAATACCCACCAACCCCAACCGGCTTTCAAGTATTTAAGCGTAAACGCTGCAATTAAGTAAATCATTTTGCCATCCAGTAAAGGCCCACGTTACCAAGCGCATAGCCTGCGTAAGTAATGGCCATAGGTACATTACCCTTGAATGCTTGTTCAGCGCTGATGTAGGCGTATATAGAGCCTGTGAGCACTATTAGCCAGCTACTCATCTTTATCTACTAAGTCGTCAACTGAAAAACCATTAGCCCGCATAAAATTAATAAATTGCTCAACTACTTCCTCCGCAAAATCAGTATTAAATTCAAATTTAATTTTTGTAAAGGTATCGCAATTTTTGCTAATAAATTCAAATTCCATATTATGCCCCTTGTGTTTCAATCAGTTTTTGTAAGTAATGCTGCGCTTTCTTTAAATCTTCAATGCCGCCTTTCTCTTTGTGCCTGGTCACATACTTAATAATATTGCCTTCAAGATAACCTAAGTTGTTTGCAATAATAAAATCCCAAGGTTGTATAGCTTTTAAAACGTAATGATTGCCACCCGTTTGTACATCGTTTGCGTTCACTTTGTCACCTTGTCAATGTTACGGTTGTTTGCCTGCTCCGACCGCCATGCATCAAATCGCATCTGAGCGCTAGTTAAACGCCACTTTAGCAACTCGGCCTGCTCAGTTGCTACGCCGATCCCTACGCATAATTGTTGATAATCTTCGTGAGCATATGCTTCGCGTTCTTGTGCGCCAATTGCTGACTCACCCGAGCGTTTCATCAAAATTGCTTTTAAGCTAGATTTGTATGCTTCAAGATGCGCCAGTTCGCCTTTTGCTTTGGCGTATGCAGGCGCGTTTTCCCAAATGTACTCGATGGCCGGATGCGGGCTGTACTCACTCATGCCAGCTCCGCAATCTTGGCCGCAATCCTAGATCGAAACTGGCCCATATCCTCACCTGGTCGCGCATTCATCTGTAACTCTCGCGCTTTATCAAACGTTAGCTGCTCGGTTGAATACCACGGCAATGGTGGTTTTTTGTTAACTGGCGTTAAATCAAGTTCATCCTCCCAACGGCCTTGATTTAACCATGTAGATGGGTGCGGAATAAAGTTGATATGCGTGGAATGCGTATTCCAATAACATATATGTTCGTTTATCGAATTTAATGCGGCCTTTTGTTCACCAATTGACAATTTAAGCCATGCTGATTTGGCTGCTTTTTTACCAACTCGGCGCGGGTACAGTTGCCAAAAAGATTCAAAGTTGTTCATGCGTTTTTCTCTTTAAGTTTATTTTCAATTTCTTTTGCATAAAAGTTAAATGGCTGGTCTTTGCAAAAGTTTGCGATTTCATAAACTTCATCATCCGTCAGCCCGACCCACGGCTTGCGTGGCGGTGCTGTGTAGAGTGACTCACACTCATTACAATCAATGCCAGTCGGCGCATCGTAATATTCATAACCATCTTCATGTAAATGTCGATACGCCACAGGCTCTTGCTCAGGCTTGGCTAACTCTGTTTCAAGGGCTTTTATCAATTGTTCTTCTCGTTCTTTAGGCTGCTGCATAACCGCACAAAAATCGTAAGTTTCTTTGATGTAATCCAACGCTTGCCGCAATAGTTCACGGTTCATTTCGTCACCTCCATAGACTTACCAATCTCTGCCGCTGCTCTCACGATTGCTCGGCGTGTTGCGGCGTAAACGTCAGGCTCAAGCGGTTCATATAAAGGCACGCTTGGCATTTCACTTGGTATACGGTAATCAACCCGCACCGCAAGATTTATATACAAAGACAACTTTAAATCAACCGCCAGTCGCAGAGCCTCGCAGTCATCAACCAACGGATTCCAGTAGTCTTCACCGTTCCAGATGGCCTCATCACGACCATATCGTATGTCTAGCATTGAGCCTCTTAA